TTAAAGAAAGTATCATTGATATACCTAGAAGAACTTATGCACCAAAAGTTTTTGATAGTGCTGATACAAAAGACCCTAAAATTAAGGCAAGTGTTAAATCACAAATAGATAGACAACTAAAAGAATTTGAATCAGAATATCCTATTTTAAAAACTTCTTTAATAGGTTCTATATTAACAAAGAGATATAGAAAAGACGCAGACTTAGATATCAATGTATTATTTGATGTGCCTGAAGATAAAAGAGAAGTTGAAAGAGAAAGATTATCTAAGAAATATTTGTCTGCTAAAAATCCAGATAACATACAAGGTAAACTAATACCTGGTTCTGACCACCCTATAAACTTTTATTTTATTACAGATAAAGAAACTTATGATGACCAAAATAAAAAGGCAGACGCAGTATTTGATATAGAAAAAAATGTGTTTGTAAAAAGACCAGAAGATTTTGTATTTGATAAAAACTTATATGTAAAAGACTTTGATAAAAAAGTGCAAGAGTTAGATGTAATTAAAGGTGAATTAAAAAGAGATATAATAGATTACAAAGAACTAGAAGAATTAGAACCAAATGAAGTATTAGACTTGCAAGATAAAGTAAAAGATAAATTAGAAGAAATAGAAGATAGTTTAGAACAAATAACAAAAGTTGGAGACGGTGTTGACGCAGATAGAAGAGCTGCATTTGATTCAGATATGACACCAGACCAAATACAAAAGTTTGGTATCAAAAATAGATTACCAAAAAATGTCATCTATAAAATGTTAGAAAAATATCATTATATCAAATTTTACAAATACTGTAAAAAAATATTAGATGATGGTGTTGTTACTGACAAAGAAATAGATGATTTAGAAATACATGAAGCAAGAGGTAAAACTATTGCATTTACATTTGGTAGATTTAATCCACCAACTATTGGCCATGAGAAACTTATTAATAAAGTAAAATCTGTAAGAGCAGATGATTATAAAATATTTTTAAGTAGAAGTGAAGACCCTAAAAAGAATCCATTATCGCCAAGACAAAAACTGGCGTATATGAAAAAGATGTTTCCTAGTCATGCTAGAAACATAGAAATTAATCCTACTAACATGATATTAGACATAGCAACTATGTTACACAATAAAGGTTATTCAGAAATCTTTATGGTAGTTGGTAGTGATAGAGTAAGAGAATTTGAAACCATACTAAACAAATACAATAATGTAAAATCAAGACATGGTTATTACAACTTTGATAACATTAATGTATTGTCAGCAGGCGAAAGAGACCCGGACGCTGAAGGCGCTGTTGGTATGAGTGCAAGTAAAATGAGAGCTGCGGCTGCCAAAGGTGATTTAAATAGTTTTAAAAAAGGATTACCTAGAGGTGTTGACGCAGATTCAATAATGAAAGATGTCAGACGAGGAATGCGATTGGCTGCTAACTATATGTATGTACAAAATGTTAGACCTATTGCCAGCATGGAAGAGTTTGAACAACAACAAATAAGAGACCTTTATATCAGAGAACAAATATTTAACATCAATGAAGAAGTTGATTATGTAAAAGAAGATATAAAAGGTAAAGTAGTTAGAAAAGGTACAAACTATATTGTACTAGAAGATAAACAAAACAATTTACACAAAGCATGGATATGGGATTGTATTCCTATAACAGCAGATAGAGAGGTAGAAGTGAGAGAATATGACACTAATGTTGATTATGGCTTCGAGGCCGTATCAGATATAAAAGAAGATTTAGACGCACAACCACAAGATAAAGATGTTAAAAAGGTAAAAGGCACACAGCCTAAGAAGTATTACAAATCTTTAAGTAAAGACACGAAAAAGAAAAGAGCGGACTATTTCAAAAATAAAGACACAACTAAAAATGATAATAGACCAGCACCAGGCGATAAAGGCGCTAAAACAAAACCTAGTATTCATACACAAAAATACAAAAAGATGTTTGGTGAATTTAAAAATGATTTAGGTGAGGCGTGTTGGAAAGGTTATAAACAAGTAGGATTTAAGAAAAAAGGTGACAGACAGGTACCTAATTGTGTGCCTGAGAGTATGAGTCTTGAAGACGCTAAAAAGGTTGAGGGTTATGTACCAGAATCATATGAGATTGGTGCTGACTATGCAAATCACACAAAAGATATAACTCCAGGTGAAACACCTAATGAAAAACCAGTAGATAGTAAAGTCAGAGCTAGCCAAGCGGCCGAAAAGGTAACTGAAAAAGATATAAGAGAATGGGCTGCTTCAGATGATACCGTTTATAAATATAGGGAACGATATAAAGAGGAAGCAACAGCTAAATTAAAAGAAGTCGTTGCTAAGATGATAGAGAAACTATAATGAAGACCTTTAAAGAGTATGAAGATATAGATAAAGTATGTGAGGATACCATCTTTGAACATGAGGCCGAAGGCATTTATGAGGCTGAATATCAAGGGAAAAAGGTCAAACTTAATGACCCAATTAGGGGTGGTAGTAAGAAGTTTTATGTATATGTGAAGAACGAAAAAGGTAATGTAATTAAGGTTTCTTTCGGAGATACGACAGGTTTAAGTATTAAAAGAGATGACCCGGCACGAAGAAGGTCTTTTAGAGCAAGGCATAATTGTGATAATCCAGGTCCTAAAACAAAAGCACGATATTGGTCATGTTATCAATGGAGAGCGGGAGCAAAGGTAAATAACTAATGAGTAGATATAGAAAATTAATGAGCGAAGCGCTCAAAGAGGTTAGAGCATTTGAGGATGCTGATTATCTTAAGCCTAGATTAAATCCTCAACAAATAGCAAATATTAAAAAAGTTTTTCAAAAGAAAAAAGCTTCTGATATAACTCAATCTGTAAAAGATATGATTAAAAAGATGGATATTCCTACTCAGTTAGCCATCAAACAAGCAGATATACCTCATCTATCTAAATTAGTTGAAGAAGAATTTTTACCAGAATTTAATGTAGACCAAATCAAAAAATTGCAAAAAGAATACGAGCCCATGAGAGGCAAAACTATATCTGTTACTAATGCTAATAAATTAGGTGCAATGTTCACAAAATTTGATAGAGATAAAAATACACTAGAAAAATTATATGGTGCTAATATACCTTTCTTATCTACAATGGCAATGACCAGATTAATCTCAAAACATGGTTATACAGCGGCTAAATTAAAAAAAGTTAATCCAGTTGTAAGACCAAATCCTATGGCTAGAGAAGATTTTGATTTACTAGAAGAAGCAGAATTACTTGGCGAAGGCACAGGCACTATTAAAGGTTTCAGAGATAACAAAGAGAAATCAAATATGGTTTCTTTAGCTAAACAACATGGTCTAAAAGTAAAAGATATATCAGGTGGTATTGAACTATCAGGTAATATGAGAAAGATTTTAGATATGCAGTTGGCTGCTCAAGGTAATGGTCTTAAAGCTGAAGAAGTTAAAGTTGATGAAGGCAGAATGTCAGACATAGACGCAATGAGAAAAGCAGGTGCGACAGCGGCCGAAATTGCAAAAGAATTAAAATTACCAGTAAAAACGGTAAAAGATATTTTAGGTGAAGAACTTGCCGAAGAAGAAGACGCAGAGAAATTAAAAGCAGAATTAGAAGATAAAGAAAAAGAAATCGCTATGCTTAAACAAAAAGCATTGCAAGATAAAACAAAAGCAACTCAAAAAGATACAGAAAAATTAGTAAATCCTGAAACAGGTGAGCCATTACTTCAAGTCGGTGTTGCATATAAACACCTAAAAGATAAAATGGAAAAAGAAAAAGCTGCTGAAGTTAGAATGAAAAGAAAAGATGAAGAAGAAAAAAAGAAAGCAGTACAAAAGTTTAAAGACAGAATTAAAGAAAGTTTAAACCTAGATGAGTCAGACGCTTCTGACCAAGCAAAAAATATGGGTTTAGATTATATGAAGTTTGGTAGATATGGTAAAGACGGTAAAGTTACTCATATATCAAAAGGCGGCCAGTTAGTAAAAACAACAGGTGATAAAGATGTTGATGATGTAAATAAAAGTCTAGCTAAAGCAAGAGGCGATAAAAAGAAAGATGAACCTAAACAAGAGCCAGCACCAAAACCAAAAATAGATAAGTTTGACGCACAAAAAGATTTAGAAAAAGAAGTTACAGATGGCATGATAGATGTAGAAGATGATGGCGAAGGCGGTTTATCTATGAATAAAGAATATGAGCCATCACAAGACTACGAAGCTGAAAGAGATACTATTGCTATTAAAGATTACTTGATGGACAAAGGTGTAGATGAAGACGATATTTACATTGATGTAGATACCGAAGATGATTATATATCTGTTAGTGTTCAAGTAAGAGGTGAGAAAAAAGAAACAAAAGAAGAAGTTGAAATAAAAGAATTTAAAAAGATGAAAGTTACGATTAGAGATATGGATAAGAGAAAGAAAGCCATAGCAGATTTAATCAAACAAAATTTAGGTGTTTCAGTAACAGGTGGTGTTATTAAAGTTGACGGTAAAGGTAAAGATTTAAATAACTTTGCAAAAGACTTAATGAATTTTTATGGTGCTAATGTGGTTGCAGAGGCAGACTTATCAAAATCACAAATTAAAAAAGTCCATAAAATGGCAGATGAATTACCTAAAAAAGATTTCAAAGACCGATATGGTAAAGAAAAAGGTGACGCTGTTAGATACGCAACAGCAACTAACATGGTTAAGAAAAAATTAGGCATAGGAGAAAGTGCCGCTGCTGCCGAAATACAAAAAAATAATACTAGACGAGATAGTATGGATTATAATATGTATAAAAAATCAGTAGAACTATTAAGAAAAAAAGATTATAAGGCGTTAGGCAAACATATCTATGACGCTGAAACAGCACCTAGAGAGTATGTTATGGGTGTTATATCAAAAAAAGAACCACAAACATTTAAAAAAATGTATGGTAATCAATCAGGATATTATTT